TTATATGAAGAACAATAATTGGATTAATTGTGCTATTCTTTTTTTATAATCAATAAGCTGAATAAGCTCATTTTCATAGATAGGATTTATTTTATAGAAATCTAAATCATATATGAATTGTTTCAGTTCGTTTTCTTTATTTTTATCTTCCAATATAGTTGCATATATTTTGTCTTTATTCCACGATTTACGAACTAATATATCTAATTTATTTGCTAATTCTATAAGATCATTCTTGGTTAAACTAAGCAAGCATTGATTATCCATATTCTTTATGATTAATTCATCTTTTATAAATCTATCCCATGTATCATTTTCATCGATACCCATTTCTTTTGTTTTATAATAAGGAGAAGGGGATAATAGATTGCATTCTATACAGTCATGTAATAGGAAATATCTTTCTGCTGTTCCATACAATATAAGTTTGCTTTTTAGATTCTCACTTACTGGTGATTTGAATACTTGATTTGGGATATTATCGAAAAGAGGTATATCTTTGTAATAATCAGAAATACTACGTTCCTCTTCAATAACAAGATTAGCTCTTTGTACAAGAGGACTTATATTAATTACATTAAAATCATATATACTTAATGAATAGGTTATTCTATTAGCCAAAGAGTCATCTCCGAATGCATTAAAACGACCTCTGGATAAGTTAAAATAAGGAAGTAAATCGATAAATGTAATCAATATCTCATCGCGACAGTCATCTGTAATCTGTATAAACTTGGAAAAATCAATGGATATGATTCTTTGTATTCTTTCTTGGTCTTTCATGTATTCTTGCTTAAGGTTCAATAATACGAAATCAGAACCTATGCACTTAAATTCCTTATCAACATAAGATAGAAACTCTTTGTATTGAGATATGCTATGGGGTGATTCTATTATATCATAAATTTCATATGAACGTTTTCCTCTATAATATTTTTTCAGCCGCTCTATAAACAAATCCTGCGCATAGTTTGATATAGAATATCTTTCGGTATCATATTTCCATCCATGCAATAAGCAAAAATATTGATATATAGACTCATAATCTTTTTCTTTTAATCGTTCTTTCAGAAATATAGTATTGTCCTTTGAGGGCATAGGAGTTTCGTACTCTTTTCTTAATAGGGGATTATTTTTCTTCCCAATAGTCTCCGTTTGTTGTAATAGTGAGCATATCGCTTGTGTCTTAATTAATGTGGTCGGTGTGTGCTCTTTTTTATTGCCAAAAGAATTATATACTAAGTTTTTTGCAGATTCTTTTTCATAATTGAAACGCTCCACCAATACGTTAACACACATTTCTTGTATGTCTAAATTCAAATTTACAGAGTTAGAGTTCTCTTCTGTATAATCGTAAGAAGAGATATTAGATAGGGAATCAATTTTTTGTATATAGGTTGATATTCCTTTCTCTTGCAATTCCTGCTTTGCAAGACATATTATATCATTAATCAATTTAATTCTTTTTTCCTTAGCATCATTTGTTTTTAGAATAGAAATTTGATTCTTCAAAATATTAATATGTTTCGATGTTATATCTACAATTAAATTAGAATATAATTCCATGAAAGAAATATTCAGATTTAATAAGCGGCGTTGAAGTATACTCAGGCTTTTCTTATGAATTGTTTGATAACGATTAGAAGCAATAGAAGTAGTCTGCTCATAAGCTACATGGTTTTGGTTCTTTAAGTTATTCAATTCATTATAATCATGTAGCAATACTGAATAATAACCTATAATATTTTTTATGTCGGAAAATGATTCTGCTTTATTGATATGTTCTAAAATGATTTTTATTTCTGTTGCCTTTTTCTGAGCATATTTGTTTGAATAAACCTGATTGCTAAACCATCCTGCGCATAGCCCTATAGCAATAAAAACAAAAATAATTGCGTATACAATAAATGTTTCCATTAATCTGATAATTATTTAACTACATCTATAATGTTACAGCTATGGTTTCTACGAACCTCTCCCAATACAAGGAATAGCCGACGGATAGAACTTCGCGGTATTTCGAAAGGCTCATGTATCAGATGGCCTTTCATAGGACCTGACTCCCATTGATCCTGATTTACCGAACAAGCCATCAGATAAGCAGGGTCATCGGCACGTTGTAAACGCTTGATTACTCTGATTTCGTCCGTTTCTACCACATAATCTTCCCCATACATAATAATTCGCTGGTCGTTTATCTGGCGAAGTGCGACTATGCTTCCTGATTTGTACTCAGGCGACATGCTGTCACCTTGTACGCGCATAGCTGCAGTGGCATCCTGAAACCAGTCTCCGGTATCAATCATTTCTGATGGAGTTGATACGGCGGCCATATCTGCATCGTACTGACGGCCACCAATGGTTGTTACATCAAAAAGTGGAATCAGATGACGTTTCTTTTCTGGAACTGGTAATGAATGCGAGGGTTCTTCACTGCGGAGCATGTTGCCTTCGCCAGTGAGGAGCCAATCAAAATTTATTATTGCAGAATATCCTGCAATTGTAAACCTTTGGAAGAAATCATAGCTTGGCGCAGACTTCTTTTTCTGTATATCATAAATAGTCTGAGCTCTTTGATATCCTAATTTAGTAGCAAAACTATTAGCCGTTTCACCTAAATATGCAATTACTTTTGTTATTCTTGCAGAAATTTCTGCAAGTTTTTCTTCTTTTTCTTTGCTCATATCAGAATATTCTGTAAGTTTGCAAGGTATTCCAATAGGAACACGCCCTAAAGATACAAAATAAAGACTATAAAACAATAGAATTATGGCAGAAACAAGAAAACTCATTAAAGCAAGCGGTGAACTTCAGGAGGAAATCGCCGCAAAACTGAAAGTAACAACCCGTTCTGTTCGTTCGGCTTTGGCGTACGATACCAATAGCCCTACAGCAAGACTTATTCGTTCGTATGCCTTGAACCATGGAGCAAAGCTCTATGAGCTGAAGGAAATGGAAAATCCGTATGCGGAAGTTATTAACCTTTAAAAACAATCTGTATGAATCTTACAAAGTACTCCTCTAAGAACATCGAATCACAGCTTGAACATGTATGCGAACTGATAGACTTAGTGAAAGGTGATAGAGGATTTCGCGAGGCTGTTCAAGACGAAGAGTTTTGTATGCTAATAAAGATGCAGGCGCAACTGTTCGAAGAAATTAAGAAAAGAGAAAAATATCAACCAACTGCATAAGTGATGAATCCTTGCCATTCCCGGTTCGAGAGAATAGGGATGGCTCAAAACCAAAACCATAGAATCATGAAACGAATCAATACTACTACACGCTATCTGCTGCTGATACTTACAGCCGCAATACTGAACCGACTGACAGATGGAACAATGAACTTGATTATAACCGTTACCCTTTGCCTGGCACTTATACCTGCAGCAATACGTTTGGACAGAGAGGATAAGAGAGCACAGAAAAAGGAATGAATCACACACGGCTTGCAGAACTTAGTAAGGTGGCTGCCTTCCGGGTTCAAGTCCCGGAGCCGGACTACAATCTTAACGAATTAATCATGGAAATGTACGGAAACACATTATGCGTCAGCTTTACGGAACTTGTTCGTGGTGGCATTATCAGTAAGCCCACTTACGACAAGTATGTACGTGAAGGCAAGCTTACCCTCCTCCAGCGGGGAGGTAACGGACGCGAGGCCCTTATTGCCTACCGCTCCATGCCGGAACGGCTCCGTGCAGCATACGATGACACATTCAAGAATGCATACGAGGAAATGAAACAGCGTGAGCAGGAAAAGTACATCAACACACAGATTCGGTTCGATGCCGAAGCGGTACGGTTCTTCAAGGAATTTGAGCCGCGTATCGAGCCTGCCAGACAACTGGAATACATCCTGAACGCCCAGGTGATGAACGAGATGGTGCGTACGGAGAAGGCACGCAGTGTGGAACACGCCAAAGGCGGTTTTGCCCGTCGTGCGGAAACATGGAGCAGCGTGCAGATTTGCTGTGAGCGTCTTCGCGAAATTACAGGCCACACACTGCCGAAAAATCCGGCCCGTCTGCGCGAGAAGTTTAATGCTTACAAGCGTGAGGGATACGTGGTGCTGGTTAGCGGTAACCTGGGAAACAGTGCCGCACGCCGCATCGGAAAGGCTGAAGGTGCTCTTCTGCTGAAGCTTCGCCGAAGCAAGTTCCCTGTCTACACCGATATGCAGCTCTTTGAGGAATACAACCGTCAGGCGGTGCTTCGCGGACTGAAAACCATCAAGAGTCCTACCACGATGCACAGTTACTTGAACGATCCGGCGGTAATGGTTTGGTGGTTTTCTGCTGTTCACGGCGAAAGGGAATTCAAGAACAAATATATGCCAACCTTCGATACGGTAATGCCGTCCATGCCTAACTCGCTGTGGTATTCAGACGGTACGAAGATAAACCTTTACTACCGTGCATACGATGACAGGCAGAAGCGATGGGTGGCACGAACCACGGATGTGTACGAGGTGATGGATGCCTGCACGGAACTGTTCCTCGGCTACTTTATCGGTGACGGCGAAAACTTCTACAACCAGTACATGGCGTACCGGATGGCATTGCAGGCATGGAAGGTGAAGCCTTATGAGATAGTGACCGATAACCAGGGAGGACACAAGAAGCTGGCTTCGCAGGGATTCTTCAAGAAACTCTGCCATCTTCACAAAACCACGATGCCGCACAACGGCCAGTCCAAATCCATAGAGTCCGCTTTCGGACGATTCCAGCAGCAGGTACTTCACAAGCTTTACAACTTCACCGGTCAGAACATTACGGCAAAGAAGCTTTCAAGCCGTGTGAACATTGACCTGGTAATGGCGAACATTGACCAGCTTCCCACGCTGGAGGAACTGAAACAGCAATATGCCGACTGCCGCGAAGAATGGAACTCGATGCAGCATCCTACCAGCCCAACCGGAATGACACGAAGGGAAATGTACACCGCGATAGAGAATCCGCAGGCACAGCCGCTTGATGACTATGAGGCAAACGAAATCTTCATGCTGTTCTCTCAGGCCCCGGTGCAATACACCAAGGAAGGTTTCATCTTCCGCATGAACAAGCAGGAATACAGCTACATGGTGTATGGTGACGACGGACTGGTAGATATGAACTTCCACCTTCAGAACGTGGGCCGTCAGTTCCTCTACCGCTACGATCCGGAAGACATGACCCGCATCGAACTCTGGGCGGTGACTGACACGGGTGCCAAGTATGCGGCCATCGCCACACCGAAAGTCACTATCCATCGTGCCACTCAGGAACGCACCGAAGAGGAAAACGCTTATCTGTTTGCACAGCTGGATGCCAACCGCCGCACACGTGCAGCCATGCACATCGCCCAGGAGGAACTGTTTATGGAAGAAGCCATGGGCGAAGCATACACAAAGCTTCGTTTGCCGCGTCCGGTGGCTGTGAGCGAAAAGCAGCTTGACGGATACCGCGAAGAAATGAAGCGTGGCACACTGGAAGCTCCGGTACCGATGCCCGAAACGGTTATTCCGGAAGAGCCTGTACTGGCAGATGAACCGCTGACCTTTGCCTCATCAGGAGACTGGACAAAGAAAGTATCGAACCTGACGTTTGATGAACTGGACAGCTTGGGAAAATTCTAACGATTTGATTAAACAATACTTAAATACCTATTAAAACAATGAAAGGATTAACAACAGAAATGAAAGAACAGGTGCGTAGCGCACTGATTGCCTACCGCTCAAATTACCCTACGTTGAACCGTGCCGCAGAAAGCTTGCAGGGCGTAAGCTCGGCCACCGTGAGCCAGCTCTGCAACGGAAAGTATGAACTGATCAGCGACGAAATGTTTGTACGTATCGCCACGCAGATAGGCTTTGCCTTTGACTCATGGAACCTTCACGAAGGAAAGACCTTCAAGGAAATCACTTTTACGCTGAGCGACGCACAGGCTTACAAGAACGTGACATGGATTGTGGGTGATGCCGGATGCGGAAAGACCACAGCGGCCATCGAATACCGCCGCACGCACCGAAACGTGTTCTACATCCTCTGTTCGGAAGATATGCGACGCTCAGACTTTGTGCGTGAGATAGCCAAGCAGGTAGGCGCACCTACTGACACGACCAACCTCCGCGATATGCTGGAGAACGCCATCAGCATGATTTCTTTCCTGGGAAACCCGCTGCTGGTGTTCGATGAAGGCGACAAGCTTACCGACAGCGTGTTCAACTACTTTATCAGCATATACAACCGCCTGGAAGGACACTCAGGTATCGTGTTTCTCAGTACTGATTACATCAAGCGCCGTATGGAAGCCGGACTTCGCTACAACAAAAAAGGATACAAGGAAATAAACAGCCGCATCGGACGCCGTTTCTTCGATGTGTCTCCCACGGAAGAGAATGACATCTACGCCATCTGTCAGGCCAACAACCTGACCGACCGTGCCGATATAGAAGAAGTGCTGAAGGATGCCAAGCGAAGCGACAACGACCTTCGCCGCGTGAAACGATGCATACACCGTCAGAAACGTATTATTGAAGCTCGCATGAGGAAAGGAGGAAGCAATGAATAAAGAGGATGCCACACCGCCCCCACAGAAAAAGAAGTTCACTTTCGACCGCAATGCGAAGGGGGTTCGTGAACTTTTATCCATGAAGTTTGATGTGATGGATTTCAAAGGTCCCTGGTATGATGCTTTCGGTACTCCTGAACGGCGCGGAGTATGGATCATTTGGGGAAACTCCGGAAGCGGAAAGACCAGTTTTGCCCTCCAGCTCTGCAAGTATTTGTGTCGTTTTGGCCGTGTGGCATACGACAGTATGGAGGAAGGTGCCTGCCGCACCATGCAGGATGCCATCCGGCGTACAGGAATGATGGACGTAAACAAGAAGTTCCTGCTGATTGACAACGAGAATATGGAGGAACTCAGCATACGCCTCCGGAGACAGAAAAGCCCCGACATCGTGGTAATCGACTCTTTCCAGTACACCCGCATGACTTACCGCCAATACATCGACTTCAAGGAGCAGCACAAACGGAAGCTGCTCATCTTTATCAGCCATGCCGAAGGCCAGTTACCCAACGGACGCGCAGCCAAAGGAGTGATGTACGATGCCAGTCTGAAAATATACGTGGAAGGCTTCAGGGCATTTTCGAAAGGACGCTTTATCGGTCCAGTCGGTTACTATGACATCGTTCCGGAGAAAGCCCGGCAATATCACGGAGAAGAATAATCTTTTAATGAAGAATGAGGAATGAAGAATTAAGAATGAAGAAATGAAAAATGAAAAATTGACCATGAAAGAACGTCCCGTCACTCCGCAGCAGGTGAAGGCACTGCACGCACAGTTCCGCAGGATGGGATTTAACGATGAAGACCGCCACGCGCTCATCCATGAGTTCACTTCCGGACGTACCGACAGCACTGCCGGACTGACGAAGGAAGAAGCAGGGTTGTTGCTCACCCGATTCAACCGTGAGGAAGCCGACAGATTACGCAAACAGGCACGTGCCCTGGTAAAACAGATATTTTCCCTGTCGTTCCGTATATCCTGCCTTAACAAGAACTATACGAACGACACGGAAGCAGATTTTGAGATGAACAAAGCGAAGATTAACCAGTTCTGCCGTACACGCAGCAAGTTCCGCAAGAACCTTACTGAAATGTCACTGGAAGAGCTGAAGGAAGTAAAAAGACAATTTGAGGCAATGGCCAGAAAGGAGGAATGATATGAGAAAGCAGTCAGAAATTAACCGTGCCATCGAGCACTTGAAAGCTTGCAACGATAATGTGAGCCGAATACAGTTGGAAGTGCTGGAGACGAAGCGCAGTGAATCATGGGTATTCAATCGGTATGTGCGCGACGTTCCGGAAGAAGAGCGTAACGAAACTCTTTTCTATGCCGCACGCGATGCAGCCCAGTTCCTTGCCGGAAAGATTGGTATCAGTTCCATCTGTCCGGATCTGGAAGACGAACCCGAAGAAGAGGAAGAGCAGGAGGAAACAATTACCCTGAGCCTTTCGGAGTACAAAAAGCTGCTTCTTCGCCTGGATAGAGTGGAACGCAGGTTAGGCCTGAGAGTGGGCGATGTGGCCCCGGCACCGCGAAAAGACATATCAGAAGCCCCCGATGAACTCATAGGTCAGGCCGATGCGTGCCGCATGATTGGGTGCGCAAAGACCACCATCAAGCAATGGGCAAACAAAGGACTCATTACCCGCTATCAGAAAGGATACAACGTGTACTACAGCAGACGTGAGTTGCTCGGAAGCCCGGTAGTGAAAGATTACAAAGACAGCAAGAAAAAAGATTAAGCCATGGAACATACAATCGAACAAATTCAGAATGACATTATGAACCGCATGCAGCAGTTTGATTTCGGCGACCGTGTAACGATACTCCGTGAGCTGGAAAACTTCTGCGGACAGCAGGCAGACGAAGCCATGAAAATGGAATACGACATGGCAGCAATGGAGGACGAATTAACCGACAATTAATAATCATTTAAACAATCATTAAAACTGAATTAATTATGGCAAAAAGAACCAAGAAAACAGTAATCAGCGGAGTAAGCCGCGAACAGTACGAACAGGCATTTGCAGAATTCGCTATGGCCGACGCAAAGGCCCAGTCACTCACCGCAAAGATGGACCAGGAAATGACGAAGATCCGTGAGAAGTACGCCGACCAGTTGGCAGAACTGAACGAAACGAAAGACCGCACCTTTGAGGTCATGCAGACCTACGCAACTGAGAATAAGGACACGCTTTTCAGCAAAAAGAAAAGTCTGGAATCGGCACACGGTATCATCGGTTTCCGAACCGGTAACCCGAAACTGAAAAACCGGAAAGGCTTTACCTGGGCAGCCGTAACAAACCTTTGCAAAGAGTTTCTTCCTGATTATATCCGCACCACGGAGGAACTGGCAAAAGACAAGCTGCTTGCCGACCGTGACGTACCGGAAGTTGCAGAACAGTTTGCCAACATCGGTGTAGAGGTGGTGCAGGATGAATCTTTCTATGTCGAACCAAAGAAGGAAAGCGATGCGGTCCAGACGGCCTAAATACACGTATGAACGACGTGGTCCTCTTTGGATTGTGTATCGCAATGAATACACCCAGTCCACATGTGAAGGCACTCCCATAGCGGAGTGTCATTCACCGGAGGAAGCACGAGACAAGGTTTACCAATTAAATGGATGGAAGAAAAACAACCATGGCAGAACTAACCTTTAATTCACCCATCCGGCGCGACAAGTGGCCGCGCTGGATGATCAAGCTTCACGAATATCTTACCCGAATATATGACAGACCTATTCCGGAAGTCGATTATGACGATTACGACAGGCTCAGACGGATAATATTAGAAAAAATAGTCATACTCCGGAAAGGGATGATACTGAATAGGACTTCGATATTCGTGTACATCGTAAAAGGAGACAGCGGATATGGAGTTGTTATCCTTCGAAACAACAAAGTAGCAATAACCTATTACCTGGAATAATGAACAATCGCACAAAAATCATTCTGCTCACCGCATTTTCCATCATCATCGGGCCGCTGATTATTTTGGGTTTCATTCTGAAACTTGCAGGAAGAATGCTCGATATACTTGGCTGGCTGTGCTGGATGGAACCACGCATGGCGCGGAAAGGATGGGATGAACTCGTACATAAAATCAAAGAATCATGGAGCACAAATTAGGAGAAACATTCACATGGAACGGACATACGCTCGAAGTAGCCGAAGTGGAAGACCCGGAATTTGCCTGCACGGGATGTTGGTTTTTCGAACACGCCATCCCCTGCTACGAAAAAGATCTTCGCTGTATGGACGATTCAAGAAGAGACCACACTAACGTAATATTTAAACAATCAACAAAAACAGAAGAATTATGATGCACAACTGGTTTACATGCAAAATCCGTTATGAGAAAACGATGGAAAACGGAATGCAGAAGAAAGTAACAGAACCCTATCTGGTAGACGCTCTCAGCTTTACCGAAGCCGAAAGCCGTATCATCGAGGAAATGACACCTTTCTTTCAGGGAGAGTTTGTAGTTGCAGGTGTAGCAAGAGCAAATTATGAAGAAATTTTCCCAAGCGATGAGGAGTGTGCCGACCGCTGGTATAAATGCAAACTGTGGTTTATGACACTCGACGAAAAGACCGGAGTGGAAAAACGTACTGCAAGCAACGTACTGGTACAAGCTTCCGACCTTCGCGACGCCATCAAGAAGCTGGACGAAGGAATGAAAGACACTCTGGCTGATTACGTGATAGCTTCCGTAGCCGAAACCGCCATCATGGACGTGTATCCATACGAAGCAGACCCCGATGTAAAACCTGAATTTAATGATGCAGACAGAAGATGAAAACAGAAAAGACCTATATCCACCGCCGCGTGTGCCTCTGCCGCCAGTGCGGAGGAACCGGCACAGTGACAGTGTATGCAGAAAAAGATTTTCAGCATCAGTACCCCGAACATAAAGTGTGTCCGCAATGCCAGGGCAGCGGGCGCATCTGGCTCAGCGGAACAGTAATCAAGCAGATTGAACCCTATGCAGAACCAGAACCTTAATCTGTTCAAACCTCGCAGGGTGGCAGCAAAAGTCCATTACAGCGCAATCAATCAGTTTATGTTTGTATGGATCAAGCACAGCCGCCCATGCGACTTGTCAGTCAAGCGTTCGAAGCAGAACCCGGAATACCTGGGCATCTGCTTCGATGTGGAAAATAACGACACAATCGACATGATGTGTGATTTAAAAACAAGTCTGAAAATTGAGATTATTGATTTATGAAAAAGAAAGTATATATCTCCATCCCGATAAGCGGGAAAGACATTTCAGAAGTAAAACTTCATTTAGACATTGTAAAAAACGGATTGGTAAGTAATGGCTACGAGCCGATAACTCCGTTCGACGTATCACCAGATTCCAACGCATCTTATGCGGAACACATGGGGCGAGACATTCAGGCTCTCTTGGAATGCGATGCAGTCTATTTCTGCCGTGGATGGCAAGACAGCAAAGGATGTCAGGCAGAATACGAAGTGGCGAAGATTTACGGTAAACAAATAGTTTTTGAATAATATGAGCGAAAAAGAACAAATAATGGATTTCATCGACCAGGTTCTTTCAGACTTCACCAATGAAGGAGCGATGGAAGTTCTGGAAGATGTAAAGAGTGAGATAAACATTAGAATCGAATCATGCGAAGAAGGTACGTACACAGTAACAAGTGAATGATATGGGAAAGCAAGAAAGCATGGGCGACTTGAGCCAGATGATTAAGGATTTGGCCAAATCTGAAAAGGAGTTGAAAATCGAGAATTGGGTGCAAATCAGCATTTGCTACGGTTACGGTCATCAATCTGTCACCCTATACATCTACGACCTTCCTCGTGAAGTGTATGAAAGAAGGATGTGGGTAATCAGATGGAGGGTAGCCATACTGCAATGCAAGTATCCTAGGAATGATGTGTACACTTCTTTTTACTACTACGACAAGCGTTCAGGAGAGTCGCTTGAAGTGAGTTCTTGCCTGTCTAAGCTGATTTCGGTCAAAGCCCAGATAACAAAAGCAGAACGCAAGATGAATGAGTACATCGAGTACAACCGTCAGAACAATCTGTTTTTTGACGAGGACACGGACGAGGAACTGATTAAGTTCAGGGAGAAACTGGAACTCAAGAAAATGGAATGTGCTGAATGTGAGAAACGGTTGGAATTATTGGTTGAAAAAAGGAAAAATAATCAATGAAAAAAGAAGATTTATTTTATCTGCTTGGCATAGAAGACATAAGAGACATGCCAGAAGCGATAGAACGAATAATATTGGGTGATATTGAGGAGAGAAACCGCATATACCGAGATTTCTTGAAAGTTAACGACTACGACTTGTCATACGATTGGTTCCAGGAGATATACGAAGGGGAACTTTCCGAGCGAAAACAGAAGAAGCAGGACTTTACACCAAATGAGTTGGGAGTAATATGCTCACAGCTGACCGATGGTAAAGGTAATGTTCACGAACCTACAGCGGGAAACGGTTCGATGATTATAGCTGATTGGTGGCAGCGTTGTCGGCGTTTAATTCCTTGGGAGCATTTCCCATCACAGAATATGGTAACGTGTTGGGAACTTTCTTCGCGATCAATCCCAATTCTTCTGTTTAACCTCAGCATTCGCGGAATAATGGGATATGTGTATCATGGCGATGTTTTGGAAAATGAAGTAAAGCAGAAGTACATTCTTCTGAACAGGACAGATGATTCTTTGGGATTTTCAGAGGTTATTAAAGTTGGTATAAATGATATAATTGTAAAAGAATGAAATTGAATGAGGTTTACAACCTTTGGGTTGTATCGAAAACTAGACAAGTAAAGAAATCGACCATTGCCACGTATAAGATGATATATGCAAATTCAATATCACCGGAGTTTGGGAATATGGATATTAAGATTTTAAACAAGAAATGTGTTCAACCCGTCATTTATCGTTGGCTAGATGAAGGTAGGTCGGCTAAATATTGTAATGATATTCTGATAGTTTTCCGAATGATAATGCGCTATGCATCTGAAGAAATGGATGAAGATATACCGGACATACATTGGAGGATGGTTTTCCCGACAACTTCAAAAAGAGCTTTTGATAAAGTAGAAAGATACACACAAGAAGAATATCGTAAGATTGTCAATTATGCAATTGAAAATCCATCTCCAAGGAATCTCGGTATATTATTGACTATATGCACAGGAATGCGTATAGGGGAAATATGTGCTCTGCAATGGAAAGACGTAGATTTTGACACAAAGACAATACAAGTATACAGAACAATAGAGCGTATTTATAACCATGATACAAAAGTGTCTGAAATAATATTTAGTACTCCGAAAACATCCTCATCACAACGGCGTATTCCAATCATGAGGGAAATTATTCCAATGATGAAAAAGTTTTGTGCTGTAAGTAAACCGGAATATTATGTATGTACGTGTTCCGAGAATTTTATCGAACCAAGAACGTACAGAAATTATTATCGGTCATTTATCCTTGAGAAGGTCAAGCTTGGGCATGTGATTAAATTTCATGGATTGCGTCACACCTTTGCTACGGTCATGATTGAAAATAAGGTAGATATTAAAACAACATCTGTGATACTTGGTCATTCAGATGTCAGTACTACATTAAATGTTTATGTGCATCCGTCTGAAGAAGCTAAAAGAAGTGCTATGAATGTAGGATTAAAGAAATTATTTAAGTAAGAAAATAAATGAAAACGAAATTGTATTACCTGTTCCTGGCAGTCATGTGGTGGCTAATGGAATAGCATAAAATGAAAAATTATGAACGCAAACGATCAAGAAAAATTATGCAAGGACGGGTATGTCATTCTCAGAAGAATGGACACTCCAAGTCCTCATATTAAGTACAAGAGTAAGTCAAATCCAAGGTCATGGAAAAAATATGATGGTAATTACCAAAGTAAGGCTTATCGTGATAGGGTGATGACAGAACTGCTCAAAAATGAGAAATACATCGAAGACTAACAAAAATCCCCGACACCGAAACCGGATGCCGGGGATTTTCATTTTAATTATTCATGAATCAGGGTTCTCCCAGATAATGACATATTGCCTCATGTTGCAAAGGCGTAAGCGTGCGCTGTCCTTTCTTGTAGTGAAGTTCGTCCAGCCTTTTTTGTAAATCTTTGTTGAGAGTAATCCAGCGTCGGAGCTGGGTAACGGCACTTCGGGAAGAAGAGCGGGGAAAGTATCGCAGTGCAAGGTCAGTAAGATAAATAGCGTGCATAAAGATTGTGTTTGAATGTAAAGATAATAAAAATATCAGAGAAACAAACTACCCCGTAGTAACAATGCAGCTACTACGGGGTAATTAACGGTTTACCTTGCAGTAATTATGCAATTACTATGCAGTAATTACGGAAGCGGTTCTTCCTCTTCTTTCTGCTTCAGGCTCTTCACCTTGTGGAATGTCAGGTTCGCCTTGTTCAGCTGGCCTTTCAGGCCGATGCCCGGACGGAACTGGAGCGTGACCTTACGTATCATTGACGTGGAATACGTGTCTTCTGTGTCGGCACCGTCGCTTCGGATCTGTGCCTGGAAGCTTCCCAGATTCTCCAGTTTCACAATCTGCCCGTTAGCTATGTGAAGGTTAATGCGCTTCACCAGGGCACGGATTACGTTAAGCACGTCACCGTCTGTCAGTGTGGTGGCATAGGCTATCTCTTCCGACAGTTCGTTGATACCTACTGAGCCGGAAGCCTGTGCCTTGGCATAATACTTGTACTCTCCGCTTTCTCTGTCCTGCGGATTGAGCATCTTAGCAACGCTGTAATTGATTGCCATAATAGTTTTGTTTTAAAGGGTTGATAATGTGGTTTGCTTGTCATGACAGTGCAAAACTACGGCAGGAAAATGAGGATGCGTTGAGAAAGTCGTAACACAGTGTGAAAAGATGCATGAATATGCTGATTTGTGTGCGTTTTTTCGTATTTTTGCGGAAAGTCATCAGGGTAATATGGTCAGGAAAAGTCGTCAGAAAATAGTGGGAATGAGCTATGCCTTCCGCGTGCAGGATATTGTGCGGATTTACGATGAGCATGCACGGAGCGGACTGTCGAACCGGGAAATCCTGCGCCGCTATATCTGGCCGAAATACCGCATCTGCGAAAAGACTTTCTACAATATCATCAACGCCAGTGCCGATCCGCGTGTGACGGAACGCATCGCCCAGGCAGAGCGGCAGCTGACGCTTTTCGGTTAAAAGGTCTGTGTGGCCTGGCAGGTGAAATCGCTGATGTCTTCCACCAGTTCCTCGTGGTTATGGTTGGTGCTGCTTCCCGTGCGGCGGGTCATGCAGACAGATTCATTTCGGACAGAGAGGAAGAAATTGAACAGGTGCGCATCAATCTTGTCCAGCAAATCAAAGCGTGCCAGCGATTCTTCCTGAAACACGCTTCCGTCCCTTGCGCTTCCTTTCCATTTGGTGACCACATGCAGCCGGAACGGAACGTCTGCCTGCTGGACGGTTCCGCTTAACGTGCGCCACTGCACGGGCCGGAATTCGATGAACACAGCCGGGGTGTCGAACGGCTCTTCCTGTTCGATAAACTCCACCTGCTCGTTCCACAGGTCAATGTGCCGGATAAGCGGCTGTCCGCCGTCGTCTTTCAATTCTTTCAGTGCTTCGGTCAAGCCGAGATAAAGCATACGTCTCATAGTGCGTCAAAGTTTTTAGCGTTATTGTAAAAGATTTCTTTCAGCAGTTTTTCCAGGTCGGGATGGTTGCCGATGAACTGGCGTTTGGGGATGGTGATTTTGCTTCCTGCCTTTTTCATGGCCATGGCACGATAGAACTCCGCTTCGGCGGTAAGCGCACGGTTCCGCTTGTTGTTGCGCGGTGCGCCGTTTTTCTTCCGTTGCAGGTTGTTACTGAATCCGTCGGCAGCCTTTCCTCCGGTTACGGTCTGATAGCGGTACCAGAAGTATTTCTTCATCTTGCGGGTTACAGTGATAGTGCCGCCTTCGTTGTGTATCCGGGCATACGGCTCAGTCGTTTCTATTACCACACTGTCACGGTCGGTTACCCGCCCCGTGATGCTACGGCGCAGGTTTCCGGTGCGGATGAGCAGTCCTCGGCTCTTGTCGTCGTTAAATTTGCGGCGTGCCCACTTCTCATTGAAGAAGGCTTCGCGCTCAAAGTTCCGGTCAAACTCATCCAAAGCTTCTGTCCGTATGTCTTTCAGTGTCTCCCTTACCAGCAGGTTGATGCGCCGCTGGAGGTCACGGGTTACCTGGTTTGATTTTTCAGCCATTAAGCATTGTTTTTTTATGAATTAATCGTATATTTGCAGAAGAGAGAGTGACGCGAAGTACTGGGTTGGATTGCAGATCCTTCACTAAAGGCTTCAGTCGCTCTCTTTTCTTTTTTTCAGTTTCTCCACGATGGAATAAAACTGGCATCTTCCGTCCACCAGTTCCCGGATTACGGCAAATGAATCCTCATCGGCTATGCGGATGCGCAGGTAATGATATTTCATGACCATGGGGTTTCCTTTTTCATCCGGACGTTCCAAAACGTGTTCGGCATCTTTCAGCAGGTTAATCAGATTATAGACTGCTTCATTCTTTGCCCTTACAAATTTGTGAGGCTGGTTCAATGCTTCCTTGATACCGTTTGAGGTGAATTCCACCGGATTCTGTATCCCCTGAACCAGTACGGTTTTACCGACCAGTTTCTCTTTAGCCCATTGTCGGGCTGCTTTACGCTGTTCCTGTAACCTTTCTTTTCCGGCACGCATTTCCTGAAGTAGCCTGCATGCCTGGCATACCTCATTGTCCGGAATGTCGGCAGCCAGCTTCATCTTGTCGGGGCGATAGTCGCATCCGTTACATTTGCGCAGTGTGTAGCCGTTGTATGCCGGGAAGGTGGTCATCCGCTTGCCGGGGTTGAACATGAACATTTCCTGATACTTTCCGGCGGTAGCCTGACTGCCCAGGTTCATGGCTTCCTGCTCATCGCTCACGGGGTATTTGTCTTTGCGCACTTGTACTACGGTGCAGCGGCAGCCCCATCCGTTCGGCGGAAAATATTTGTTCCAGAACTGGCTTTCGATGGGCAGGGTGATGTTATGCAGCATCCGGTGGGTACGTCGTACCCGCTTGTCGCCCACGGTGCGGTATTGGAGGTAGTAACGGTCGCCGTCCTGCTCGAATTTCTTCCATCGTGCCGCCATCAGTGCGGATGCCTGGGCGAAGTTGTATTCCGTACGCAGATACTGCACGTTGTAGGCATCATATACCTTTTGAACATCATTTAAGAACTGATTAAACGGCTTGCGGTTTCCTTCCTCATCCAGCAGGGAGGGGAAAGCCTCGTTCAGTTCATGGAAGGTCTTGATGCCGCTGAACACGTAGTTCGATTCCTTCAGGCGTTGCACCGATATGTCATCCAGAGGTACTTCCTTCAGGGCGGTATCTACCGCATTGTCGAATATAAGCTTCTGACGCTCGATAAACTTTCTTACATCGCTGTCAGTAAGCAGTACCGCAGCATCTTTCTCCGGATTCTTATAAACGGTTTCAGTCATCTTGTCAAACTCACGGGGAAGTCCGGAGTCATTAGGTATTGTTCCATTACCTAAAGCCAGTATATGTTTTGCTTTTTCATTATCTAATTTAGATATATCAGCATAATCCAATATTTCTTTAGGATATACTTTTCCTCTTAATATACCGGATATCAATTCAGCTTCGAATTCAGATCTGTTAGTATAAGCGTATTCTGATAATTGTTCTTTGACATATTCTCTATTCAGGAAAACCCGATAACTATGTTGTGGACTGTCAAAACCTGGATTGATAATTTGGTCGATATAGTGAGCTAGCTCATGCAATACGACATTATCTTGAACAGCTCTCCCTTTAACTACTTCGTTTTGCATAATCTTTCTTAAACCACCCATTTCTTTAATTATAGGATGATTGTTGATGTAGATAATCTTACTGTCCGGATGATATTCCCCCAAATTTCCAGTCCCTTTTTTCCTGCCTTTAAGATTTCGCTCTTTTATTTCCGGCAAATCGAATCCGTTCTGAAGAAGTATCATGGCGGCTTCTTCACAAACATCCCTTGTCTGGGGGTCTGTAATGACTGATGCCCAGGTTATTGCTTTTTTTCTTATGTCATTTAAATCCACTGATAGAGAGATTGACTCTTTCTCAAAATCTACAATTTCGGCGTACCGCTGATGCAGCCCCTTATAATCGTCGGGGCTTAGTCGAAAAAAGGGTGTTCTCCTTCCGGTAATGCCAGTTTCTGCTCTTCCTTTCCTGATTTTTGTTGTGCCGTTTTCTTCACATCCGGAACCGCTATGGAGGAAGTATCTTTCTTCCGTTTCAGCGGGATATTGTATTTGTCGACAAAGTATTTCGGCTCCACTTCGTAATGCTCAAGCAGCAAACGCTCGTAGGCTACCTGCTGTTCAGGGGTATAGTCTACCGATTCATCCCACGCGAAGCGGAAGCCTTTCAGCGGGAATCCGTGACGGATCATGCGGGGGATGAGCTGCCAGTTCACCAGGTCACGGATAAGGTCGGCATCCTTCTGAATCAGGTTTTCCAGCATCTTGCGGTGCACCTCGCTCTGCGAAAGGCTGGCCCCGTCTTCCATGGTCATCGTGACGGTAAGGATTCCTTTCGATATTTCCGAGTTACAGCGGTCGATACGTTTGTCGTACACATTGAACGCATCGGCCCGGGTGCTTTCCTTCAGGTCTACGGTAGTACCTTCAGGAAACAATCCATAAGCGGCTGCTCCCATGTCGCGCAGCATGCGCTCAATGCGGTCGTATTCCTTCGGGTCGCGGCTGGTGGTAGTCGCCACTCGCAGCGGCATACCGAATATTTCTCCGAACATATCCCAGAACGAACACATGTTCTTTTTAGGAATGGTCTGCTGGGCACATTTCAGATACAGACCCAGATTATGCGTGCCTCCGGCTTCGATGCACCAGTCTTTCATCTCGCTGTTCCGGTAGTCGTAGCCCACCTGCCAGGTGTCGTTTTCGTGGGTGATGATGACACCGTATTCGGGAATCACGTGGGTACGCGGAATCAGGCTGACCCGGTTGTAGGCCATCCGCCCGTCCACTTCCACCACGTCGCCCAGTTCAATAAGTGAATGACCGTAGTAATTGCTTTCCAGTGCCATTCGCATGAATTCCTTAAACCAGGGAGCTTCCAGCAGTTCCGTCAGTTCCGGATTCTCCACACCCTTCGCGTCGCAGAGCTTGAAACTCTTGTTCAGTACGAATCCCATGCGCTGTTGCACGCATCCGGTCAGGTGCAGGTCGGCATCCACATCGGTATAAAGATTCAGCAGACGGGTACGGTTGGGGTTGTCTACGTTGATGGCCATCTGCCATGCACGCCGCCAGTCGGCCAGGTCACGCCGTGTCAATGCTTCAGTGAGCAGCTGGAGCTTGACGCTCATTTCCTTGATGCGCCGTCTTTCGGCGGCATTCATCCGGTTGAGATATTCTATTTTCGGTTTCTTTGCCATAGTAGTTACCAGATATAGTTGTTACGTTTGTCGGAGCCGTAGCGTATGCCGGCTCCGGTCTGTTCTCCTTCCTCGCCCGTGGGTTGCAGTTCGGGCAGGTTCATGACTGCTTTGCCTGCCTGCGCTTTCTCCAGGTAGGCGATGGCGTTTTCAAACTGTTCCTTCCGGATTTCATACCCCATTTTCTGCGGCAGACTGAGCACCATGAAGTAGAGTGCCAGGTCAGCCACCAGTCCCACGAGGTCGAGGTTCCTTGCTTCTCCTTCGGCGGTGAAGGCCGCCTGCATGTCATAACGTCCGTCCAGGTAGCTGGCTATCCGGTCCATGGCACGGCGTTCGGCCAGCAGGCGGTTGTCGTCCGTGGCCTGCTGGATGATTCTCAGCGCATCGGCACTGACCTGTATGTAGTCTTGTTCGGTGATAAACATAATTACCATGAGTTTTTAGGAGGTCGCCGCACGCCCAGTCGGGGAGTGAACGAAGCCTCACGGGTTTGTTTCTGTAATTTATAGATAGCACCTTCGCAGGCATCCGGAAAGTCATCGTGTGCCCGGCTTCCCTGCTCGAAGGCCAGCGTCTGGTCAATTCCGGCACGGAGGTCGGTATCTTCCTTCAGCTTTTCGTTATAAAAGAAGTAGCCACGTTCCCATAGCGGACTGACGGCTTCCACACGGGCGAACTTGTCGGGTTTCTTCCGCTTGTCGGGCATGATAGGAAGCTGGTAGCCACGTGCGTCGCCTTCACGCTGGAATTCATCGAGGATGGTGTCCTGCATGAAGTTGGCTTCCATATAGATGCTGACCGCCGCATCTTCAGGCAGTGATTCGTAGACATCGTAGAGCCAGCGCACCATTTCGCCCACGCTGCACTGACGACAGAAGGCACGCAGCAGATGCAGTTCCCGGTGGGAGGCGGTTTTCAATCCACGCCTGGGACGACCTATCATGGCGGCAGCCTTGTAGTCGTTCTTTCCGGAGGATTTCCACGAAGGGTCGATGTAGAGCACTATCTGCTCGTAGTATTTCAGTTTCAGCATCGGTCGCCAGCGTATCCACCGTTCCTGAAACACGGCTCCCTCGGTGATGGGGTTGTTCATATATTCCTTCTGGAACGAGCGGTAACCCATGAACTGCTCGCGGTCGCGCAGCTTTTCGATGGTGTAGAACTCCGGCCAGGCAGGATTCCCGTTGCGGTCGATGGCATTCACTTCGATGGTCTTCACGGTCGGTGTGTCAATGATTTTCTGCAGCACGGAGTTTTTTGCAATCAGGTTACCCACCATGATGAAACGCCCGTCCTTTCCGCCGAAGCAGCCGAACAGAGCTTCTTTTATCCAGTTGGTCATCTCACGTACACGTGTCTCACTCCGGCACATTTCATCATCGTCCAAGTCATCCACCACGATGTAGTCCGGACGCATCTCCCGGAAACGCAGACCACGGGGCGACTGGCCACGGCCTCTGGAGAAAAAGGCGCACTGGTCGCGTGTGACGAACTCGCCTTCCTGCCACATGCCGCTGTTGTACTGTTCGCCAAAGTCCCGGATGAGGTACTGGTTGTATTGCAGTTCTGCCTGCAAGTCTCCCAGCAGACCGTCGGCACTGTCTTCACTCTTGCCCACCAGTACCATGACATGCAGTTCGCTCCGGAACTTCAGCCAGAGCGGGATGCCGATGTCCAGGTGTACCGACTTGGCATGACCGCGCGGCCACTTGCAGACCAGACGCAGCTCGGGATGAGAGGCGATGTAGCGTGCCGCCTCGTTGTGGAATTTGGCATTCGGACACTGGCAATAATGTGGCAGGTACCGCTGGCAGAAACAGTCGTAATCTCTCAGGGCACGGGCGATGTTCCGCTTGCGTTCCGCTTCTGTCTCCACCCGTTCCTGTGAGGTCATCCGTTCCACCCGTTTGCAGTGCTCCTGCCATCGTTTCAGGGCTTCTTTCTTTTCCTGTTCCGTCATGATCAGCCTCCTTTCTGGGCGAAGAGTTCATTCAGGTAATCGTTGTGCAGCTGGTTTACGAGCTGGAACAGTTCGTTGGTCAGCTGGGGATACTTGTCACGGTTTGCCGCCAGCCAGTTCTCAAAGTCAATCATCGTGTCGATACGGTCTACCACGCTGGCCTTCTTCTCGAGTTTTTCGATGGCGGTGGCCGTCTTGATCAGCTTGTCGCCCAGGCTGGCCAGCATATCCTCGTTTCCCGGCTCGTTCGCCTTGTCGAGCAGGGAATTGATGGAAGACAGCAATTTATTCACCAGTTCCGGACGGGTGATGCTGCGTGCCGCCTTCATCTCTTTCCAGCCCAGGGTGTTTATCCAGCGGCTGAGCGTCTGACGGCTCACTTCCACTTTCTGAAGAATCTCTTCCTGCGAAAGTCCGCTCATGTAGAGCACCCGTGCCAGCTCCTGTTTTGTGTCGTTTTTAGCCATGTTTTACCTTGTATTTAATATTCGTTTACGACAAAGTTCATCCATTTTCGTGCATCCACGAAAAAGGGGTGCAACCGTTACAGAGAACAGTGCATCATTTACACACTTCCTTGTAACCGTTACACACTTTTTTGCCCGGACGGGAAAGGCAGAGTAAGTTTGCGTCAAACGAACGGAAAAATGGCAAAACGAATCAGAATATCGAACGAAACGCTAAACTGCTACGGCACGTGGATCCGTACCGAAGGCATCGACCTGACGCAGTTTAACCGGAATCCCGTACTGCTCTGGATGCACCAGCGGGGCGTGGTAATAGGAATGATAAAGGATATACGCGTAGCGGATGGAGAAGTGACCGGCGAACCCTGGTTTGATGAGGTACGCGAAGAATCGCGTCTGGCAAAGCAGCAATGGGAAAAGGGCACGCTACGTATGGGTTCGCCCAACTTCGAGATACTGGAAACAAGCGAAGACGCTGCCTTGCTGAAACCCGGACAAACCCGTCCTACCGTAACCCGCTGCAAGCTGATGGAATACAGCATGGTAGACATCGGCGGTAACGATGACAACATCCGGCTCTCTTACGAGGGGCGGGAAATCAGGCTGGATGCAGGAGACGGATGCGACCTGCCGCTGTTGAAAGAAAGCTTTAATGAAAACCAAACATTACAGACAATGAACGAACAACTGAAAACCATCGCCCTGATGCTGGGGCTGGCGGACACCGCCACACTGCCGGAAGTGCAGAAACAGATTAACGTATTGCTCGGCTACCAGACGGCCAACGCGACCCTGCGTACCGAAAAGGAGAAACTGGAAAAGGAACTGGACACCCTGCGGCTGGCAGGTATTACGTCGCTGGTGGAGGAAGCCGTGACTGCCGGAAAGATTGAATCCGGGAAGAAAGCTCACTTTATCGAGCTGGGAAAGAAAGTCGGCCAGGAAAGCCTGAAACTGACCTTTGAGGCCATGCACGGCACTGTAAAGCCGTCGATGGTGTTGAACCGCGATACCTCGCCGACGGCAACCGGCGACTGGAAAAAACTGAGCGAAGTTCCGGCAGAGGAACTGAAACTGATGCGAAAGAACGACCCGCAGCAGTACCGCAAACTGTACAAGGCAGAATACGGTGTGGACTGTCCGGAACTTAACTGATTGTTGAACACAAATTAAAACACGAACATGAGAAAAGAAATCGTAAAATTCGTAACCGGCACACTGGTGAATGTGCTGATGAGTATCATTATCCTCTTTCTGCTTGGAGTACCGAATGCAGGATTCTGGGGACTGATTGTGGGTATTGTACTTCCTATGGCACTGGGCAAGTTCCTTCCGAAAGGTTCAGCCCTGGAAGGTGTCTATACCGAAGTGTGGACGGGCGAGCTGGTGAAGCAGCTTCGCGGGGGCATGACCGCCTCATTCCTGGACGGTGTGTCCGATTATTCGGCTGCGGTGAACAACGAAGTGGTACACCTGGTAGATGTGGGCGGCGACCCGGACGTGCTGATTAACAACACCACGTATCCCATCGCCGCACAGGAACTGGAAGACGGAGATATTGCGTTGGGCCTTGACAAGTTCCAGACCAAGAAGACTCCGGTATCGGACGACCAGCTCTTTGCCATCTCCTACGACAAGATGGGAAGCGTGATTGAGCGTCACGGCGACGCTATTACCATCGCCAAGTTCAAGAAAGCGGCTCATGCACTGGCTCCGAACAGCAACACGGCGAAAACTCCGGTAGTGCCCACTTCCGGTGAAGATGACAACGGACGTAAGAAATGTACCCGAAAGGATATTATCGCCTTGAAACGCAAGCTGGATGCCTTGCAGGTTCCCACCGCAGGCCGACGTCTGGTTCTCTGCTCAGACCACGTGAACGACCTGCTGGAAGACGACCAGAAGTTCCGTGACCAGTATTACAACTACACTACCGGAAAGATTGCCAACATGTACGGATTCGAGGTGTACGAATTCGAGAACTGTCCGTACTTCACCAAGGAAGGCACAAAAGTTCCGTTCAAGAACTCACCTTCGGGCACCGACCATCAGGCATCCTTCTGTTTCTACACCAAGCGCGTGTTCCGCGCGCAGGGTAGCACCAAGATGTATTACCGCGACGCACAGACCAACCCGGACTACCAGCAGAACGAAGTGAACTTCCGTCACTACTACATCGTACTTCCGAAGAAGATGGAAGCCATCGGGGCCATCTACAGTTATGACGGTTCTACTGCACAGACATCCGACCAGGAGGGAACGGCTGACAAGAACTGGGCTGAGACCAGACGTGAAGCTGAAGCCGCTAAAATGGCCATGGCTATGTCTGAAGGAGGAGAGAATGGCGTGAGCGGACTGGAAGAAAAGTTACAGGAAGACCCTGCAGCCGGTGAGGAACTTGAAGCATAAGGAGGAATAATTCATGAAACACTTTACAATGGGTGAACTTTGTGCCAGTACCACCGCCGACGCTCATGGAATAAAGAATACACCGCCTCTTCAGGAGGCGGGTAATCTGAAAGCCCTTGCCGACAATGTGCTTGACCCTCTTCGTGAATGGTACGGAAAACCTATTACCGTCAATTCAGGGTACCGTTGTCCGCAACTGAATCGGCTGGTAGGAGGTGCGGCAAGCAGCCAGCATCTGAAAGGAGAAGCTGCCGACATTACAGCAGGAAGCAAGGAAGAAAACCGTAAACTCTTTGAGTACATCCGTGAGAATCTGCCTTTCGACCAGCTGATTGACGAAAAGAATTATTCCTGGGTGCATGTGTCTTACAAGCGCGACGGAAACAACAGAAAACAGATTTTAAAACTTTAAAGCACGACAAAATGAAACGGATTATCTTATTTTTCAGCCTGTGTCTGATTACAACACTGGCTTCATTTGCACAGACCGTACTTCCGGCTGCAGAACCTGAAACATCGTTCCTTATCGACCTGGGTAGCTTTACCGGAATCGTAGCCCTGGTTTCTACCTTGGTGACACAGATTCTGAAAGTTGTTCCGGCTATTTCCGCAAGCAAGCTGGCCAAAATTTTGATTTCATGCGGTGTGGGCATGGTAGTATGTATTATTGTCTGGCTGTTGCAACTCACTCCGTTACTTACAGGCTATATCTGGTGGCAGGTGCTGATTTACGGACTGGCGGCCGGATTAAGCGGATGCGGATTCTATGATGTGATTAAGGCAATCGGAGCACTGTTTAAAAAAGAGTAGAGCATTATGGACTTGACCCTGTTACAGTCACTGATGGAATGGCTGGCTCCTGCCGGCTGGCTGGTAACTGCCATTGCCTGGTGGCGTGACAGGAAAGTGTACCAGGTCCGTGCAGTGAAAGAAACCGAAGGCACTTACAAGGCTTTATATGACGACCTCAGTGCAACGGTATTGGAACTAAGCAAACAACTACGAAAACAAAACGAACGGAATATCAATCATGAAACGGCTTTACGCAAACTACATACTTGCAGGTATGCTGACCGCTGTCCTGCTATCATCTGGATGCGCCAGCAGCAGAAAGGCCAGCTCGGAAACCGTCCGCTCGGACAGCCTCCGAACGAGCGTAACCGAGCAAACAACTTACGGGCCGGTCCCGAAGAGGACGGCGACCTGCTCGGTGAGTGCGGAGCAGTGGCTGAACCTGAGTAAGCTTCCTGCCGGATTCGGGCTGAGCTATCGGAACGACGGTCTGAACATAGATATAAAGTCAGACGGAGAAGGTGGCGTGAACGTCACAGCTACAGCCGACAGCACAGGAAGACAGGTTACCGTGACTCGTACGGAAACAGACCACCGCATACGCGATGAAACTGTGAGTAATGAAGTGAAGGAAACACGCCCTGGAGTGCAGGGATGGCTGACAGGAACAGCCCTGACCCTGCTGGGGATTTTCCTTATCTGGCAACTGATTAAACGATATTTAAAACACGATTAAAAACGACAATATTATGGCAGATACAAGCAACGGACTGATGTACGGCGTGGCCGCCGTTAAGTTCAAGGCCTCTGGCTCTGGTTCGCAGGAAAAGACGTTGGGCTGGTTGGATGAAAACGGAATGCAGCCGGCAGGAAATGCGCCTACCTTTATGGATGTGATGGCCGCACAAGTAACAGACGGACCGGTAGACAGCATCATGACCAATCCGGGAAGCGATGCGTTCACTATGAACCTTATCCAGCTGAAAGCAGAGAACATGGCCGACGTGTTCGGTGGTAAAGCGGAAGCAGACGGTTCTTATACGCCTCCAGAAAAATTTGTGGCAAATGGCGTTCTTACCATCGCCATGCATTCCGGTCACAATTTCCGTGTATTCAATTCCCGATTGAGCCGTAACGGCTTCCAGAACGGTATCAATATGCAGAATGTGCTGGCTATGGGCATCCGTGTGGATATGCTGAAACCAACCGACGGCAAGAAAAGACGTTACCGCATCTATCCTCCCGGTGTGGCTCCCGACACATCTGACGCAACCGCTGATGCAGAAGAGTAATGAAGGCACAGGATATTGAACTGCTGGCAGGCATCTCTCTCAGTGACGGGGGAATCAGCCTGCCGCTTCATACGGTGTTGCGGAAACGTCCGTTCCGCATTACGATGAAGACACCTACCACACGTAGTCTGATACGAATAAGCAAGCGTTATCTCCGAATCGGGGTGACTCCGGAAGAATATGATGCATACGACCAGGACCAGCGTATCCGGTTTGTCTTCCTGCATGGAAAGGACATCAGCCGTATTGTAGCATACGGAATTGTGAGAGGGCCTGTACTGGGAAGAGTGCTGAACCGCATGGTGGCATGGATGCTACGGGAACTGATGACACCCGACGAACTTGCAGCCGCCTGGCGACAGGTGCTGAACAGTACATCTACCACGTCTTTCGGGATTATTATCGCATCGGCAGCAGCACTGAACAAGATGCAGCCCTTAGCGAGCCGGAACGAGAGCGCAAACGACAAGAGGAGTTAAAGAAGGGACATACGGAACCTTCGCATAGCCTTTTCGGCGTAGTAGGTCAGATTGCCACGGAAACAGGATGGAGTATTGACTACATTCTGGATAAGGTAAATGTAGTTACACTTCAGCTCATGATGGCAGACATGCCTCACTGGGTTCCTCCGAAGAAACCGGACTTGAATCAGCAGATCCGTGAAATGGAGGAACGTGAAAAACAAAGAAACAGTCGCACACAAACAACAGAAAACACCAATCAGACAAAGGGAATGAACCCGATGGAGTTCTTTACCAATTATGCGGTAAAGGACTGATTATTCATCATTATAAATTGGAATCATGGCAGTACCCGTTGAACTGGAAATATTCATGAAAGACTTGACCAAGGCCGGATTACAGAGCGTTGGCAAGAATGTGGATGATGTGGAAAATCAGACTCAGAAACTGATTGACGCATTGAAACTGGTACGTGCCGAGCAGATTAAACAGCTTGAAGCGAACAAGCAGGCCGGAAAAAACTACACTCAGGAGGCTGCAAACGTGCAGGCTTTGACGGGCCAGATTAACGGATTGAAGGCCGGACTGAAAGACTTGAAGAAAACCAAAGAGGAGGTTGCAAAAACTCCTTCAATCGACATCGACACAGAAGCCGTTACCCGTAAGACAAACAACCTGAAGATGCAGTTCAGCCAGGTAGCAAGAGAACTGCCATCTTTGGCCATGGGGCCGCAGATGTTTATCCTCGCTATCTCCAACAACCTTCCTATGCTGGCAGATGCCATTGCCGATGTGCGCAAGCAGAACGAACTTCTGGCCGCATCCGGACAAAAGGGTGTGCCGGTATGGAAACAGCTAGGAAAAGCATTGCTTTCCCCGCAGACAGCCTTAATCGCTCTAATTTCATTGGGAATTGTATATGGAAAGGAAATTGGTCAGTGGATAAAGAAGACACTTTCTTTTTCGGATTCACTGGAAACACTCTCAGAATCGCAGGAAAGATACCAGGAAGCCTTGAGTAAAGGGAATGCGGAAGCCCAGAACAGCATCACCCGCCTCCGTGTGCTGTATAATGCTGCGACCGATGAAGCGGAAAGTACAGAAACACGCAAGAAAGCCATCGTGGCTTTAAAAAAGGAATATCCGGATTATTTCAGCAAGATGTCTGACGAAAATATTATGCTGGGTAAGTCGGCAGATGCCTATGAACGTCTTACTGTTTCCATACTGGCAGCGTCACGTGCCCGTGCATCTATGAAGTTCCTGGATGAAAATAATGAGAAAATCATCGGTCTGGAACAGAAAATTACACAGGAGTATGTAAAAAGAGATGCCGCACAAAAGGAACTGGACAAACGGATTGAAAAGAGAAATTCTATAGATCGTGAACAGAATCCCGACCTGTATAGCGGGGCACAGATGATGGTGGGTGCTGCGTCCGGACGTGTAGATGAAATTGACAAAGTAATAGCGGAATACCGGAATCAGATATACCAGTTACAGAAACACAACAAAGAAATAGAACAGGGCATTGACGTGGCTGCACTGACAACCGATTTTTCAGGAGGAAGCGGTAGAACCGGTAAAAAAGAGAAAACCGACTACGCCTCCCAGCTTGCCGATGCCCGCGTAAAAGCACAGCAGACTACTGAAAAACTCCGCATACAGATTATGCAGGAAGGTATTGCCAAGCGTATGGCACTGGCAAAGCAGGAATACGATGAGTCTGTGGCTGACATTGACAAGCAGGAACGGGATATGCTTGCCAAAATGGATCAGGCGCGCAAGCAAGGTGACAATATCCCACAGAGCCAGTACGACGAGGTAAAGAATACGGCGAACACCAACCGTATGCTGGCAGAACAGGTGTATAACGAAAAGATATATCAGATTGAACAGGAATATCGCGACAAGGCCACGCAGAGCCTTATCGACTACAATAAACAATACGGAACGTATCAGGAGAAGCGGCTGGCCATCGCAATGGATTATGCCCGGAAGATTGCCGCTGCGGAAACAGAAGGAGAGGCCGACGTATTAACCCGTGAACGTGACGACAAGCTGGCCAGCCTGGACTTTGAGGAAATGAAGAAAGGGATGGACTGGGACAAGATTTTCGGTGACCTGGAACGTGTGTCTACTGATACACTGGAAAGCCTTCGTGAGAAGCTGAAACAATACCTGGAAGGAATAGGCGATGACATCAGCCCCGAATCTTACAAGGAGGTAATGGATGCTTTCAATAATATAGATTCCGAGCTGGCCGACCGTTCCCCGTTCGAAACAATGAAGAAGGGGTACGAAGATTACAAGTCTGCGATGGAGGAAGTACGTTCTGCTCAGAACCTTCTTCAACAGGCACAAGTAGGCGGAAGCGTTATCGTGGAAGAATATGACGAAGCAACCGGAACCCTTACACGTAAGCTGATTACTCAGGCCGAAGCCGAGGAAAGACTTCGTGCTGCTCAGGATAAACGATACAGTGCCCAAAAGAGTCTGACTGATGCGGCAAATTCTATCGGACAGAAAGGAATGGCAATCGTCAATGCCGGAAACGACATAGTGGATATGTTAGGAAACTTTGGCGTAAAAGTTCCGGAAGCGGTGAGTGAGACATTGAACGGAGTCAGTCAGGTAATGAGTGGACTGGAAAGCATTGATTTGACAAAACCATTCAGTGCTATTACAGGGTCAGTTAGTATATTGACTGGAATAGGCAATACGATAGCCGGACTGTTTGGTTTCGGAGGTGCTGATTATTCCGGGTATGAAAACCTGAAATCAAAGTATGAAGGGCTGATTGATATATGGGATTCGCTTATTTCAAAGAAACAGCAATACATTGACATCGACTACGGTGTAGAAGCTCAGAAAGCAGCCGAGGAAGCTAAAAAATTGGTAGACGTGCAGATTGAACGCCAGCGGCAGTTGATGCATTCTCTTTCTGGAAGCGGGTCAAGTATGTTCAGCCATTCATTAGGATACAGAGTAAACGAAAGAATGGGTAGCTCTGACTGGGCAAGACTTTCACAATTAACAGGAGAGAATATACGTGAATTTGGTGACGTAATTAATTTGGATGCGGATGTCATAGGTAAAGTTCTTCAAGACGAAAAGTTTGTGTCGGTACTGACCGCTGTCAACTCTGAGTTTGTGACCTACATTCAGAATATTGACAAGTATAGCGAACAGTTGCAGGAAATTGCCGAACAGGAGAAAGAAGCATTTACCGGGGTAAGCTTTGATGAATTCCGTGACAGCTTTGTGAGCATGCTGTCGGATTTGGATGCTACCAACCAGGATTTTGCAGACAATTTTGAAAAATACCTTCAGAACGCCATATTCTCTTCTCTGATTGCTGGAAAATACAAACAGCAAATTCAGGAATTATATGACACATGGGCTACAAAAGCAGAATCAGGAGGTGAACTGACCAAAGATGAAGCCGGTATATTAAGAAACAAATATCAGGATATTATTAATGATATGCTGGCAGAAAGGGAACAGATAATGAAAGATTTCGGTTGGGAATCTTCATCTGCGGATTCCGGAAGCAGCCAGTCACCCAGTAGCGGTGCACTGACCACCATGAGTCAGGATAGCATATCCACTTTTGAGGGCATAGGACGAAACATGCAGACGCATCTGGCCAATACGGACAAGTTCGTGCAGGAAATCCGAAACACGCAGAAGCAGGACAGCCAGACTTTGGCTACCATAGCAGGACATACGGCACACCTGGTGGAGATACACGAGATATTGAGTGATATGAAATTGAACGGTATAACACTGAAATGATATGGATATGACAGGATACCTAACAATTAACGGAACGGACGTATGGACGGAATACGGTGCTTTCCTGGGAGAAACGGAAGAAGGCGGACACGTGAACATGGATGCCCTACTCCGGATACCAAAGGCGAAGGATATTACCACCGTAGACTTCCGGGAACGGAACGGGGTAGAGCTTCCTCAGAAGCCGAACGTGAAGCTGGGCAGCATCGAACGTACATTGCAGTTCTGGCTTCGTGGAAGCTCCGCATCCGACCGGCTGGACAAATATCAGCGCATGATGACGCTCATCACGTCGGGTATGCTTGCAATCGCCGTGAAGAATTACCGGACCTACAATATGGTTTACCAGGATATGCCGGCAGATCCGGAATGGTACGAAAGTTACGAAGGAGACCGGTTCTATGTGCTGTTTTCCGTAAAATTCATGGAGCCGCAGCCTTCTATTTAGTAATTGATTAAACACTGTTTAA